TAACTATAAAAGCAATTGTTGACACATTTGGTTTTCATATGTTACCTGAAAAAATAGGTAGAGGTGCTGCATTAGCATATAGAGTGCCAGGACAATTTACAATGAGATATATGTACCGTGGTAAAACAAATAACTATTTACATCAACAAACATTTATGGTATTAACTGATATGGAAGTTAAATACGGTGAAGGAAAGTTTAGAGCATACAGAGGAGATGAAATTGGTGCTGCACCAATACAAACTACCATTACACTAAACTTTAAAGAAACTGAACTTGTAGATAGAAAAAGATATGCTGATGGTTTATATTCAACAGTAGGAACATAATATGGCAGGATATTTTTCATACTTTCCTAAAATGTTATATGACGTAGAGGGAAATGGTAATCCAAAAGTTGTTACTGATATATTAAGACGTGTTGTAAGTAGAGAAAACACAGACGAAAGTTTTTCAGCATTAGCAGAATACAATATAGCAAATGGTGAAACACCTGAAGTAGTATCATTTAAGGTATATGGTACAGTTGATTATTATTGGATACTATTGTTGGTTAACAATATTAAGGACCGATACTATGACTGGCCATTAAATGAACAACAATTTGAAGCATACGTTAATGGTAAATATACAAATCCATTAGACACACATCATTATGAAATAACACAATCAAGTGGTCCTACATCATCTGTAGATGACTCACATTTAATTCAAGTAAATTCAACTACATCTGGTGCCTTGGCCGTGAGTAATTATGAGTACGAAAGACGATTACAAGAGCAGAAAAGAAGAATCAAAATCATACCGAGAGAGTTTATACCAGAACTTATAGAAGAATTTAAAAATCTTGTTAGGAGATAACCGTGTCTGAACCAGTTGATTATAATGACAATCGGTTACGTTTTCCTGAAGACGTAAGAATTTCATCTGAAATAAATTTAATATCATACGATGGTACAGCAGCCAATATAAGTGCTCAAGTATTAGATGTTAACATTTACGAATCAATCTACAATAACTTTTTAACAGGTGATATTACCTTTGTTGACACATTTGGTTTATCAGAAAGACTGCCTATTATTGGGCAGGAGTTTATTGAATTTAAATTTAGAACACCAGTTGAAACACCAGGTACAACACTAGGTCAACAAGAATATGACTTTGTTAAACGAAAAATGTTTATTTACAAAGTTACACAAAGAAAAAAAACATCTAAAACATCACAAACATTTACGTTAGAGTTTACCTCATATGAAGGTATTAAAAATAATTTAGTACGAGTAAGTCGTGCCTTTACAGGTCCATATGATGATATGGTTGCTGATATTTTTAAAAAACAATGGGGATTAGGAAGTAAAAAACGTTTATTCATTCAACCAACAAAGGGTTCATATAAACACGTTGCACCTAATTTACGTCCTGTAGATTTAATTAATCAAATAGCATCCAAAAGTAGAGGTAAATCATCTATACTACCTGGTTATCAGTTTTACGAAAACATACAAGGTTTTCATTTTAGAAGTATAGACTCAATTTACTTTGTTGTCAAGGGTGGTACTTTAGTTCCTCATCCTGTAGTGTTTGAATATTTTTTAGAATCACAAGGTCAACCTGCTGATGATCCAGAACAATCACCTTTATCGTATTTAAGACGAGTTTACAAATACAGATTTCAACCATCACAAGATTTAATTACCAATGCTAGAAACGGTACATGGTCAAGTCATACAATTACACATGACCTGTACAATAAGACCGTAAAACATAAAAGATTTAATTACATATTTGATTATAATTTCTTACCACACATGACAAAAGACAATAGCGGCTATGACCAAATATCGTACTTTGGTCACATTCCAAGAGTGCCTTATGACTTTCATAACAAAGAACAAAGAGAACATAACTCATCATTGTTTAGAAGTAGAATACCTGCTGGTTACAAGACATTAGCAGATTATTCAGACGGAAAAGTCATATTACAGTCTGATACTCAAAATTTACATAATACCAACGCTACGAACGGCTATGAACTAGAGGAGACTACTCCTATGCGACTTCATGCTAAAAATGTAATGAATCAAATACAACTTATTATGGAAGTACCTGGCAATACAGGTATTACTGTAGGTCAAGTAATTCGTGTAAATGTACCTAGATATTCAGAATCAAGTGAAGACCAGGCAGAAGGAGTAAAACACGACAAATTCCTATCAGAAAAATGGATTATAACACACATACGACATATGCTCAATCCGCAAGACTTTAAACACCGTATGATAATTACTTGCTCAAAAGAAACACTATCTGCTTCATTAACCGATAGAACAGAACCATTTAACGTAGAGGTAAAAGACGAAGCATTACCTCGAAATATAGAAAACGATAAGACCTACTCATAATATGCTTAAAGTTTTTGCGAAGTTTAGAAAAAATTTTTTAGAAAGGGTGAATACGGCCTTATGCAAGGTCTCAATAGAGCAAATGTACAAAGAATGTAAGAAATCAACTAAAATATACATTATCTAACAGCAGCAAAGACAATTTGAACAGATATGATAATCAAATACACAGTAAAATCAATGAAACAGACAAACTATCAACATAATACACAATGGAGACCTAGATTAGTGCTACGCACCGCGGACGCCTACGCAGATAGGATAAATAGTTAAAAAAGCATTAGCATGAGAGGATTAAATATGGTCATTTATGGGAATTTTTTATGAGTTACACTAACTTTTTAGGACAAGACGGATTCATTTGGTTTGTAGGTGTTGTAGAAGACAGAGCAGACCCACAGTATCTTGGCCGTATAAGAGTAAGATGTTTAGGTTATCACACAGAGGATAAAACAGTTTTACCTACTTCAGATTTGCCTTGGGCACATCCTGTATTACCTATTACTTCATCAGGCATATCTGGTATCGGCCATACACCAACAGGACTGTTAGAAGGTTCGTGGGTGTTTGGTTTCTTTAGAGATGCCTTATCTAAACAAGAACCAATTATACTTGGCAGTTTACCTGGCCGCCCAAGTGAAATCGCAGATACATCAAAAGGTTTCTATGATCCCAATGGTATCTATCCTCGTTACATTAATGAACCTGATACCAATAGACTGGCTGTCAATGACGAAGACAATCCTCATCTTGGCCTTGAGTTAAGAAAGTCAACTCGTATTACAGGACTTGCAACAGCAGACTTTGACGCAGATACGACCGCAGATGGATCTTCAATAAGTGCAAGTGACACAGATACTTGGGATCAACCAGAAATTGCATACGCTTCGCAGTATCCCTTTAATCATGTATTTGAATCAGAAAGCGGCCATGTATTAGAATTTGACGATACATCAACCGCAGAAAGAATATACCTTGCTCATAAAACAGGAACCAGTACAGAATACAATCCCAACGGCGACCGTATAGACATTATAAAGGGAGACCAATATACGCTTACCAGTGCAGACAATAAGGTAAACATAGACGGCCTATCAGACATTACTATAGGTGGCCGTCATAAGATATACATAAACGCAGATGGACAAACTAATAATCACTATGATATACAAGTCGGCCCAAATGCAAATGTTAATATACAAGTAGATACAGGCGACATTAACCTTGTAACAAAACAAGGTAAAGTTAATGTTAATAGTGGTGGTGATTACAACCTTAAAGTAAAAGGGAATATGAGAGTGGCCGTAGAAGGTAATATATTAGAAACAGTAGAAGGTACAAAGACCTCTAACACATCAGGTGCAGTAATACATCGAGGTGCAACAATCGACCTTAATCCATAAGACAGTTAAGGATTAGGCCTATCTGTCATATGACAATTAAGGGTTTGGCCTATCTGTCGTGTAAGACAGTTAAGAGAAAGACCTAACTGTCGCTATAATAACAACTATTAAAACTAGGCTGGCCTTGTAATCTATAAAAGTAGTAAGTAACATATGAATATATCGAACAAGGCCCTATCTAAGCAGCAAACCCGTTCACTACTGTATAGACAAATTTTTTTCGTGCTATTTTTTCTACTACAAGTCGGCTGTGTTCAAGTATCTGTTGGATGTGATGTATCTAATATTGACATAAAAGATAGACAAGC